AGGGCGAATTTACACACAAGGAGAATTTCGGATGGCTGAACAGGGCAGACTTGAGAAGTTGAAGCGGCTCGAGACCGAACTCCGCGCCGCCCTCGATGAAGCCGACCCGCGCAGCATCGCATCCATCGCCCGGCAGTACCGCGAGACCATAAGAGAGATAGACGAACTGGAGAAGGATGACGGAGACCTCGACGAGATCGCCCGCATTCTCGCTGACAGGCAGTCAAGAGCCGACGCATCTTGTCGAGCCTGATTACCTCACCAGCGAGTGGGAGAGCTGCCACGACATCAACGCCGTCGGCAAGCTCAACCTCTTGGAGTGGCAGGACCGCATCCTCAAAGGCTGGCTAGGCATCAATGAGATGGGCAGGTGGGCGGCGCAGACGTGCGGCGGCTCCATCCCGCGTCAGAACGGCAAGACGCTGGGCGTGGTGGTGCCCCGCTGCAACTACGGCATGATAGCCCACGGCGAGGAGATCATCTACACCTCGCATCTACAGAAAACATCGACGGAGACCTTCGAGAGCATCGCGTCGTTCTTCGACCGCAAGGCGCTCAAGAAGTACGTCAAGGACATAAAGACCGCGCTCGGCAGGGAACAGGTCATACTGAACAACGGCGGTCGCATCAAGTTCCTCGCACGCACTAGGAACGGCGGTCGAGGGCAGCACGGAGACCTGCTGATTTTCGATGAGGCATTGGAGCTTGACGCCGACAGCCAAGCGTCGTTCCTCCCCGCCATCTCCGCGAGTTCCAACCCGCAGGTCATATACATATCGACACCGCCGACGGCGAAAAGCGACTGCGGCGTGTTCAGGGATATACGGAAACGCGCCCTCTCGGGAGAGACCGACCGCATGGCATGGTGCGAGTGGTCGGTGGACGAGATCGGCGACGTGAAGGATAGGAGAAGGTGGTACGCCACCAACCCGTCATTGGGCATCCTGATTCAGGAATCTACCGTCGAGGCTGAATGCGAGCAGATGGACGCTGACACCTTCGCAAGGGAACGCCTCGGATGGTGGAGCAAGACGCTGACCGAACAGGCAGAGCACGTGATTGATATATCCGACTGGAACGCCTGCAAGGTTGATTCAGCGCCCGACGGCACGGTAGTCTACGCGGTGAAGTTCTCGCCCGACGGCTCGGTGGGGACTTTGGCGAAATGCACCAAGCCAGAGGACGGCAAGCCGTTCGTGTACGTGGTGGACGCACGCTCCATGAGCGGTGGCTTGTCGTGGTTCGCCGACAACCTCGCGGCTAGGAAGGACAAGGCCGCGCAGATCGTCATCGACGGTCAGTCCAACGCGCAGGCGCTGAACGACATACTCCTCGACAGGGGCGTGGCACCCAAGGTCATCAAGCGCCCCAACACCTCGGACGTGATAGCGTCCAACTCCGCGCTGTGCAACGCGGTCAAGACGCGGGACGTGACCCACTACGGTCAGCCCGCGCTGGACGATTCCGCAACAAAAACGATTCGCCGCCGCATCGGCCAGAACGGCGGCTTCGGCTTCGCATCCACGGACGACGCGGACGCGACCTTGATTGAGGCGTGCGCCCTCGCGTACCGCGAAGCCATGATAACGAAACGCAAACCCGGACGAAAGGCGGTCGTGTTTTGAGCGAAACGACTATGACCTACCCGAACGGACAAGGCGGGCAGAAGGTGAACGACCTTCCGCGCCCCAACACATGGAGGCCGCTGCCCGTATACCACGTGCCCTCTTTGAACTTCGGGAACGACATCCCCGCCGAGTACGTGGACATGATGGACGACTGCCTCCACTTGTGGGCGGCTAAGCTAATCCGCAACCAACTCAAATACCGCTACTACAACGGGCGCAACGTCCTCAAGGACTTCGGCATCTCCATCCCACCCTCACTGCTCACCGTGGAGACCGTAGTGGGATGGCCGCAGAAGGCCGTGGACAGCATGGCGGTCAGGTGCCGCTTCGACGGCTTCAAGTCGGGCGACCCCGACGCGCAGCGTATGCTGGACGAAATCTCGCAGCGTTCGCGCCTCAACGTCAAATTCAGGCAGACCGCCGAGAGCACCTTAATCCACTCCTGCGCTTTCGCCACCGTCACGATGGACGAGAACGGCAGCAGGCTCGATTTCTATTCCGCAGAGAACGCGGCGGCTCGGTGGGACGATGCGCAGGGCAGAATCGCCTACGGCATCACCATCGATTTGTACGACGACGGAATGCCCGTAGCCATAACGCTCTACACCTCGGACGCTGTGGTCAAGGCGTGGGACACGGGCGCGAACTTCTGGGACTGGGCGTATCAGCCCATCGCTATGGGCAGACCCACTATGGTCAGCTTCGCCTACCGTCCGACGTTCCGCAAGCCGTTCGGGCAGTCGCGCATCACCCGCGCAGTCATGTCCATCACGGATAGCGCTGTACGCGAAGCGCTGCGTACCGAAATCAGCGCGGAGTTCTTCACCTCGCCGCAGAAGTTCCTGCTCGGCGCAGACCGCGAGGCGTTTGAAAAGACGACCAAGTGGGAGGCCTACATCGGCAACATCTTCGCCGTGGGCAGAGATGAGAACGGCGACCTCCCGCAGTTCGGGCAGCTCTCGCAAGGTTCGATGCAGCCTCACACGGAGTACATGCGCTCCCTCGCTGCGCGTTTCAGCGGCGAGACCAACGTGCCCATCTCCAACCTTGGAGTTATCCACGACCAGCCTGCCAGCGCGGAGGCTATTTACGCGGCGAACGAACCGCTCATCATCGAATGCGAGGACTTCAACGACGGCGCACGCGACAGCCTGCGTATGCTCGCCCTCATGGCGATGGCAGCCGAACTCGACACGCCGCTGGCTGACTTGGACGACCGCTACCGCGACTTCACGGTCAACTTCGCCAACCCCGCGATGCCGTCAATCGTGAGCCAGACGGACGCTATGGTCAAGATCGCGGCGACCGTTCCCGGCTTCGCTGGCACGGATACCTTCTGGGAGCAGATAGGGTTCCCGGACGATATGCGGCGCAAGGTCACCGAGGAAATCAGGCGCAACGAGGCAGCCAACCTCGTCGGCCAGTTGTTCGGAGAGTAAGCCGTGGAGATTCCGCGAGAGTACATCGACAACTTCTCCAAGGTCATCAACGCCATATCGGACGATGCGAAGAAGAAGCTGTCGAAAGCGCTCGAGAACATAAAAGCCGACGATTTGGAAACGCTGCGCTCCGAAATCCTCGCGGTGATGGATGTGATTCTATCGCCGTACACAGACAACGCCGCAGCGGTGGCTGCGACCTTCTACGACGGATTGAGGGAGTGGTTCGGCATCAGCGACGGCTTCTACGCCCTGTCGAACAGCATGAGGAGCGCGGAAACGACCGCAACCGCCGTCACGGCATATACGGCAGCAGTACCCGAACTCAACGACGAATTGAAGCGCCAGCTATACAAGCAGGTCGGCTACGAGGTCAAACGCGCTGCGAACGAGTGCATGGCGTACAACGCCAAGCGTGACCCGAAGAAGCCTAAATGGGCGCGTGTTCCGAAGTACACGCCAGTCGAATACAGGCCGTGGTCTAAAGAACTCGGCGTGACGCATAACAAGCAATTAGCGGAAACGGGGACGTGCGAGTTCTGCACGATGCTCGCGTCACGTGGTTTCTCATACCACACAGCGGAGACCGCATCGCACGCACATGACAGATGCGACTGCGTGATCGTGGCGAGCTGGGATAAGGACAACCCAGCCGTCCAAGGGTACGACCCGGACGCATTGTATCGGGAATGGAAAGACCTCAAAGACAAGGGGTGACATGAGGCACGTAGTCTACGCGGGCACCCGCAACCTCTACGAGCAGATGGTGTGGGCTGCGAAATCGCTGCTCTACCACACTCCGTGCCAGGTGCACTTCCTCATCGAGGACGACGTTTTCCCCTATGAATTGCCCGAGTGCGTGGACACCATAAACGTGTCGCAGTACATCGAGGACACGTTCTTCAAGACGGGGCCGAACTACAAGACGCACTTCACGCCGATGGTATTGGTCAGAGCGTGCTACTGCAAGCTGTTCCCCGACGTGGACAAGATACTCTCGCTCGACGTGGACACGGTGGTAATGGACGACATATCGCCGCTGTGGGACATCGACCTCACGGATAAATGGTTCGCGGCGTGCTGGGAATCGTTGAGCGGCTACGACCCCTACAAGTCTGGGCACTACTACAACGTGGGCGTGTGCATGTTCAACCTTGCGAAGATGCGCGAGGACAACGCGCAGAACCAATTGGTGAACCTCATCAACACCACGCAGATGTGGTGCGTCGAGCAGGACGCATTGAACAGGCTGGGCGGCATAGACAAAGCCGTGGATTTACCCGTGCGGTACAACGAGAACAGGGCGTGCGGGTACACCGACGACCCAGCCATCCAGCACTACGTGGGCTACATGGATTGGCTGACCAACCCCAACCTGCCACGGAGGGAGTACTTGAAGCTGTACAGGGATAAGGAATGGGACGAGGTGCTGCATCATGGCTAAAGTCCTCATCGCGGTGCCGACGTTCGAGAACATCACGCCCGACACGTTCAAATCCCTATGGGATATGGACAAGGGCGAACATGAGTGCATGTTCGAGTTCGTCAGGGGCTACGACTGCGCGAGCGCGAGGAACAACATCATGACGCTCGCCAAGGAACTCAAAGCCGACTACCTGATGATGGTAGACAGCGACGTGACCGTCCCCAGGGACGCATTGTTGAACCTCATCGAGGACGACGTCGAAGTGGTCATGGGCTACTACGCCCACCGGGACAAGTCCATCGTCACGACCAAGACGAACGTGTGCAAGCGCGGCGAGTTCAACTACACGAACCAGTACTACGGCGAGGAACTCCACGCACTTGCGAACGACGGGCGCATCCTCGAAAGGGTGCACGGCGGCGGGATGGGGTGCATCCTCATCAAGTCGAGCGTGTACAACCGCATCCCGTATCCGTGGTTCGACTGGGTCAACTACAGGGACATCAACCACTCGCTCCTCTCGGAGGATTTGTACTTCTGCGAGGTGTGCCGCGAGTGGAAGGTGAAGATCTACTGCGATACCCGCGTGGCTTGCGGGCATCTATTGAGGCACATACAAGAGGTTTAAGCGCATCAGCGTTTAGATAGTCCGAAGTCCGTCCGTCGGACCGCATGGGAAAACGGACGCGACCCGCTGGGGCACCCGCAGGGGTGCCTTTTTTTATGCCCGCAGGGGCGAAAGGAGGTCAGGAATGGCCGACGAACAAACCCAAGAAGTGGAGCAGCAGACCGAGCCGCAGGGCGAGGAGAAGCCGCGCACCGATTGGAAAGCGGAAGCCCGCAAATGGGAGAACCTTGCGAAGAAGGGCAAGGCCGCCGAGGAGGAGCTTGCGAAGCTCAAAGAGGCGCAGATGACCGAGCAGGAGAAGGCCAACGCGAGAGCCGACAAGGCAGAAGCGGAGTTGGCGGCCATCAAGGCCGAGAACGAGCGCATGCTGGCAGCCCGCGACTGGTCGTCCAAGGAGGGCGTGCCCCTCGAACTCTTGGAGTTCTGCAAGTCCGACGACATGGAGGCGTTCTGCAAGGCGTTCAAAGCCAACCAGATGCAGGTCCATGCGGCAGCCCCCGCAGCGTTCACCCGCGTCGTCAGGGACGGCGGCAAGACCGACCCTAAGGCGGCATTCGCGGCTTTCGCGCAAGAAGCATTCAAATAAGCGAAAGGAACCGAAATGGCTTTTTCCACCACTGCGGTTGACATCAACCGCGCCACGTCCGGCCTCTCCCTCCCGAAGGAAGTCTCCGACGTTG